TTATAAAGCCGTCTCGACCACTCCGAGGGCTTTTACTTCTTCAAGTGACCACACTCCAAGCTGGAACATGACACGAACCACGTTCGCCTCACGGGCGCCAGCAAAACCAGATCGATTTTGCAAGCGTGCTTTTTTGAAATCAAGGCCTTCAATTTTATTTAAAGGGTTGATAACTTTAGTGTTATCGGCCCAGTATGCTGCGTCACAATTCTTTTTCAATTCCTTGATCGTTAGTGTCCGCCTGCTTGCTGAGATGATATTCCCGACAATAGGGAACCCATTCCATGACGTGCTGTTGATATTCGGTGAATAACCTACACCGTAAATTGTCTCGGTTGTCGCATAATCTGGTAATTGCAGACCACAACCATTGTCGAACCAGATTGTCCAAGGACGAGTGCTTTGATCTAAGGTGTAAGCGGTTGGAGCGTGTCTCTTGCTATTCCGGCTTGAAATGCTGTCAGAAATTTGTCGTTTGTATTGTTCGAAATCGTTAACACTGACAAGTCGGCTTGTGTCAATCGTTGGTAATTTTGATTGTGTGACGAATGGATCGCCACCGTTTTTTAATTTATCATCAATTAACTTGTCCAAGCCAAGCTCTACGTGCTTATCTCGAATGTTAGTAGTCATTTGAGATTGTAGCGCTTCATACGTCGGAAATAATTGATAAGTCTTATCGGCTTTTAGAGTGTTGGTACGTAAGTCTTTGATATCCCGACCAATCGCACGAATAACATTTAAAATATTATTCATACGCTCACGCTTTCGCTGTCGTATATTCTGCTACAAGATCGAGGTTTTCAAGATCAGTGAATTTCTGACCAAGCTCAGTCAGTTTGGCGACAATCGCACTGTCTGAACTTCCGCCAGCGCTGATCTTTTCAGCGATTTCTTTGAGCGTGTCCAAATTTTCTGGTACACCCTCGCCAAGGATTGCCGTTTTGACCCCTTGAATAGCCGTGTCCAGTTGTTGCTGCGTGATGCCGCCTTGGCCAATTTCAGACTTATCTGCCTTGGTAGCAAGCGTGGTGTTGATTTTTTTTACATCAGTACCTATGGCACGGACTAAAGATGTTAAATTTTCTGTGTTTAAAGTCATATTTTTCTCCTTTAAATTTTAGCTAGATTGTATAGTACTGTTAGGTCTGGCAACTCTTCCGTTTGTGATCCGTTTGGATGTTCCGCGATATACTTGTCAATTTCAGTTTTAACATCATTTTTTACAAGGTCCAAAACTTGCTCGCTTGTGTATTCGTCCGCCGATTGAACCACGTCAACTCGGACGCTCTGGTCACTCGGGAATACATATCCACCAGCCCCCACCTCAACGAGATAGCTCTCGACTGGAAGAACTTTGGGAATCTTAAACAATACCTTTGACCCTTGGACGGTTGTCGAAAAGGACGCTTTGCCCTTTTTACTGGTAAAGTGGACTGTAGCTTCCTGCCCCTCAAGATCGATCGGAGTCCATCTCTCATCGTATAATGCAAAACCAAAAAGGGAAGCCGAGTCGCCTTGTTTAACGACCCGGCCGCCCTCAAACTGCTTTAAATTGGTACAGTTTGAGCGATTCATTCAATCACCCCTCTTTACTCATAATAGTTTACTAGATCGTCCTTGTCCCAGCATGACAGCCAGATAGGGCCGAATTGCCCGAACTCAAACAAGCGCCAGTAATAGCCACCATAGTAGCCACCCTTGCCAGTGTCTGCGATATTGACTTCATCGAGTTCGAAGCTAAAGTACATACCAGCTTTAAAGTCTTGATCTGCACCGTCTGGCAAGTTGTTGCCGTCCTTATCGACCCAATTCACCATGGACACGGGGATCCCGTTTTCTGTCCAGTCAAAGCCGACTGGTGCGAGATAGTCACATTTGATTTGCCACATACCATTGACGTATTTGACCTCATTCGCTTGGTAAAAGGCCTTGTCTTTTGGTTGTACGGCTGTGCTTGCTTGGTTGTTGGTTTGAGGTGCTGTGTCAGCGTATCGCCAAACCTCGATATAAGCCGGTTTATTCCAACCGTAGTAGTCGTTCCAAGGGTAAGTGTTAATAGCTTGCCCAGTTGCACCTTGTGTCGAATAGTCGCAAGAGATGAAGTATGTATCATCGATCATCACTCCGACGTGTCCACCAGCACCACCAGACGTTGACATATCAGCACCCCAGCTCATCAAGACAATATCGGCTGATTGAGCGTCCCATGGTTGGTTACGGCTCACACGATAAAAGCCATTGTTTGCTAGTTGCTGGCCAAGTGTAACCGTAGACGGTAAACCTTGAATCGGAATACCGGCTTCCTTTAAGACTTGCGACATGATACCGGAACAGTCACCCGTGCCGTCTGAACCGTTACGGCTTCCCAGCATTGAATAGGTAATCAGCCCACGACGACTAATAAAGCCGTTTACAATAGATTGTTGTACACTCATTGCTTATCTCCTATTTCTTCCATTCGTCATTCGCTTTTTTAACGGCCGCTTCAATAAAAGTATTTAGCTCTTGATTGGTCAAGTGAATATTTTGAGATTCAAGGCCCTCGATCAAGCTAGTTTTAGCGTGCTCTAACTTGTCTGATCCGTGGATATCCAACTTATCCGAGACTTGCTCTGTAGCGTTGACCGCATTTTTTGCCAAGATCTCAACGATCTCGATTGCTTTCTTACCACCGCGCATGAGTAAGTATTTCTTGATCGCTTGTACCACGATCCCCGTCAATACAACTAAAATGCTCATAGCCGATGAAGTAATAATGCTTGTAATTTGATCCATGTTATTTCTCCTCTTTAATTTCTAGCTCCAAAAAGCGCTCAAAAAGTACTTTTATAGCTCCGTTACCGCCTAATTCGACGTAACTCTCATATAATTTCGAAAGCTCCTCTAGTTCGTGCTGGTTTGTATGTCCGCGTTTTAACGCGTTTTTTAAGTTCTCCTGCAATCGAAAGCGTTGAAGCCGTTGTAAGCCTTTCCCGATAATCGTCAAATTCCGATTGTTATCTTTTCCGATTTCTTCCACGCTTGATACTGACTTCTCGAGGGTGTCTATCTTATTAGATAGACCCTCAAGACGTTTGTCAGCTTCTTTAGTGGTTTTGGTACTCTTGAATGAAAAGTAACTGGGAATAATCACGACTAAGACGGGAGTTAATTTGTCAACTAGTGCCAATAGGTCCAATTTTACCACCCCCTATTATGCTACTAGCTTACTGTGCAGATGCCGTAGTCATAGGGTCTGTTGCTGGTGTTGCTTTAGGTTCAGTCCATTTCCAGACTGCCAACTTACCATTTTGTGATAACGCACCTTCAAGATCAGCCACTGTTTCGTTGTTGTAAGTAAAATCTTGATTTACTTGAACTAGCACACGTTGGCCTTCTCCGAATTTTGGAGTATGGTTTGGATCATTGACTGTAAAGATTTCGTAAGGCTTGTAAGTCTTACCAGCTTGTCCAGCTTCGATGAGTTCCAGACCACGCGCATATAACGTGGGATCAAGTGGGTTTTCTGTGTTGGTCACCGCAACCAATACAGCCCAATCAGAGACAGCTTTATTCTCTGCGATCTTCTTGCCTTTCTCAGCCAGTTTAGTTTCGTACTCTTGGGCCTGCGTGTGCAAATCTTCTTGCAACTTCTTCACACCATCTGCTGGGTTTAGCTCAGTCGCAACTTGTCCGAGCACAGCTTGGATCAGCACCTCATCTGATTCGTTAGTACGGTCCCCGATTAATACACGCTCAAAGGCTGTGTAAGGGTTCGCTGACCGGATCGATACGAAAGTACGTCCTTCTTCTTGCAAGTATTTGTTAATGATTTTAAATTCCATGATTATTTACCTTCTTCTAATTTTTGAGATGCCTCGTCAAAGAGGTCCTTGAGTGCTGGATCGCTATCCAAAACGTCGTTAAATTTGCTTAATAGCTCGTTTACGCGCTTGTTTTCTTCGCTCGCTTCTTCGTATAAGACCTTGTAATTTGAGGCTTCTACGATCGCGTTTGCGAGTTTCTGCGAGATCTCGGTTACAATTTTATTTACTGTGTTCATTTGTGGCCCCTTTTTACATTTTATAATTTCCGATATTAGTCCAGCCAGCATGTTTTGCGATGGCGACGACAAAATCCACTAAAGTATTAAAAGTGGTTGCTAAATTTCTATTTTTGATAGTAATATCATTCGCAATGTTAATACTCTTAGTACGCATAGAATCGGAAGACACTTGTTTTGCTCCGACAACTTCCGTGCTTATAAACCCCTTTTCGTGCCCATTCATTGTCACACCCTCTCGGGCATCTAAACTTAACAAGCCGTAACTATCAATGACTGTATCGCCTTGCCAAGTGCCCTTGATCGCGTTAGTATTCAGCGTTAAACGCGAGTTTAGATCAATATCCAAGAAATCAGCAAGCATTGAAATTTTACTTGTGTAATATCTATTATTAATATCACCGATTTTAATATAGGCTTGTGGCGCGGTCGACGTTTTAACTTCTGAGATCCCGATACTTACTTCCCCGGTGGTGAGTTGTTCGATAACTCCTCGGCCATTCGCACGGGTCCCCATCAAGATTGAAGTTGCTGTTCCTGTCCGAGCCGTCCATAAGTCCCGATTATTTTGTTGATTTTTTAATTTCGAAGCTGTGGCTGGATCGATATCGACACCAATCAAAAGACCAGAACCTTTTGTATTGGAGGCCCTATCACCACTTCCGATCATTGATACGGTCCCATCGTTTTTGTTGTAAAACGTTAGAAGCGTGTGATTATCGAATTTGATCTCATTTTTTGGTGTATCGATCATAAACGATTCATCAATACTTCCAAGTGTGACACCTCGAATATCGATACCTCGTAGAGTTCCCGTGTTGATTGCTCCAGCGTCAAAGTTTACCGCTCTGAATGTCGAAAAATCAGCTTCACCACCAGAAATCTTGTTAGCGGTTAAGGTTTTAATGGCTGCTCCATCGATCACGGCTTCATCGATCACGGTCTGGCCAGTGATATGAGTCAACCGTCCATCTATTCGGTTCGTTCCGTCAGCGAGTACATTGATAGAGTTCAACACGTCACCATTGCTGTTTAGGTTACGCACTGCCCAAGAACCGGCAAGCTGTGTTACTTGAGTTCTGACAGCTTCTAATGGCCCTAAACTATCGTCTGGCGATGGTTGCCATAAGCGATCGCTAGAGCCTTCGTAGAAGTCAAGCTCGGTCATAAACAGACCAGACCAACCACTAAAGTTGCCGTCATAAAAGAAGGCCAAGTAGCCCTCGTCAAAATTCCCTGTATTAAAGCTGAATGATTTCTTGATAGCTCGTGTAGAGTCAAAAGCTGGTGATTCGGTTTTTCTATAAATAATATCAATGTCTTGGTAATCGCTCATAGAGCCTTTTTTTCGTTTCCTAAGCACGATACTAAAATACTTTGTATTTGTGTCAAACGCTGTCAAATTAAGCATATAATTTGTATTTCGTTTGACAAGGAAGCGTGGGCTTTTGACAACTGCACCACTTGAAAGTAGAAACATACGTTTTTGGCCGTTTAGATAAAATTGGTGAGCCGTGAAGCTCAAATGCCCGTTTTCTTCGGTCCAATAATTAAGACCATCGTCCGCCCTCGAATTCCGGAGCATATTCGGGCCACCCGTGCTTGAATACTTCCCGACCTCTGTCCGGAAGATCTCGCTGGACATAACCAATCGTGAGAGCTTGTCTGGTGCGCCTGTTTCAGACGTACCAAGGATCCGCTCAAAAACCTTGTTAGATTCGGTTAGCTTGTTAAATTCGACGGTTTGGTTTCTGATGTTTTGGTTAATACCAGCTAAAACAGGGCCAATATCCTTTTGCTCGGCAAAATCGTTTTTGATATTTTGCAAAATTTTATTATAGATAACCCCACCGTCAGTCTGGTTGAGAGTTTCTATGACTTTTTGATTTAAGTCTGGACTAGATAAAATCTGCTGCTTGATCTGGTCAGATAGCTTGGACGTGTCTGGTAGCGTTCCTGCTTTCGCGAGAGCTTCTTGTGCTGTTGCGTTGGCCTGTGCTATGGCTTGGTTCGTTGATACTTGGGCATTGTTGACTATTTTTTCAATTTTTGACGTGTCAACTTTGAGAATTTTCGGGAGCCATTCCGACCCGCTCCAATAATAGAGTTCTGTTTCCTCGCCCACGGTCAAGTACAAGAGATCGCCTTCGTGAAGCGTTCCTCTTGGTTCGTCTTTTGGCTTCGTGGTGCCGTAATAGTTGGTATTCTTTCCATTCACGGAAACAAGCGCCTGTGTAGCCACCTCAAGAGCGCCTTCAGCGTATTGTTTCGACTCTGACACGCTTCGCATAATCGAGCCTTCCGACGTGATTGCTTTCTGGACGGTTCCGATATCGTTACACGTTACCTTGTGAGATAATAGCCGGCCCGTGACGTCGTAACTGCTCTCGTAAGACACAATACGAATCTTCTCGCGGAACCCGATCGTCTCATTAATAGCCATGATATAGTCACCAGCGCGAGGCCGCGTGTACTTATATCCCGCTTGTGTGAGATCTTCCATATCAAGCTGGACCGAAATCGAATAGGATTCGTCGACTTCTTTCTTTAGCCGTTCTAAGAGCTTACCTGTTTCTTTGTAACGTTCATCTGTTACGGGTTCGCCCTCGATCCGGCCATAAATCCGAGCAAGTGGGCTCTCGTATTCTGAGGTATATCGGCCCATGTCGTGATTTTTTTCGTCCTTCCACGCTCCGAAGCCCTTCTTATATGTAATAAAGCCACCGATATTCTTTTCGATCGTGAGCTCGTTCATATTGAAATTTTTCCGAACGACCGTCGAAAGGTCAGTCCCGACTTTCTTCAAAATTCGAACGACCTTACCAGTAACCGAAAATTCGAGACCAGCTTCTTTAATGATCTCTTTAAACATTTTCAACCGGCTCGCGTTTCCGAAATTCTCCTTCCGGATTGCCTTTGCTTCTGCTTCGATCACATAACGATAGCCACTATCTTTGAAGATCGCTTCGATATAGACTTCAAAGCGATTTGAGCCGTTAAACTCTTTATAACAATTCGAGTGCTCGAAATCGTAGAAGAATTGGTGGACCGCGTCAAACGATAGCGAAATATTCTTCCCTTCGTCCTTTGGTTTTGCGTAAATGATCTTATAGAGTTCACCATCGAAAGTAAAGCTCCACCCACGATCTAATTTCGATAAAACTTGCTTGTTAGAAACAATTGTCCCCGAAATTGATCGCTCACCATTTACAGCGTTTTTTGTTGTTAATTCGACTTGGGCTCCGTATCCGTTGCCTCTTTCGTCGTAAAAAGTAATCAATGATCCACCTCCTCTCTAGCGATAAAGCTCTTTAAAACCGAGGATCTTGACAGTCCCCTTGAAATTTGTAAACCAATTGACCGACCGGTTAGGTTTTGGCTTAATAACGAAATACTCGTAATTTGTCCGGTTATTGACGTTTAGATCCTGCGTCGTTGGTCCTTGATAGATCGCCGTCTCGACCCCTTTTAAAAGGAGCTTTTGGCCAGATCTCAAAGGCGTTTCTGTGTGCTGGTAAGTAAACCGACGGCCGTCAATCTCAAGGAAAAAATCAGTATTATCAGCGTTTGCGGTCAATTCCACAATAAACGGTACTTCTAATTGGCTAAGTGGTGCCGTTCCGTTGTATGGAAAACTGTTTGTGCTAAGTGGAAGATCCCTTGGGATTGTCTCACCATACGGGAGCTCCGCTGTCACGAATGAGAACGAAACATTATACTTGATCCCGGCTTCTGAATTACCAATAAAATCAAACTCGATTTGACCTTCGCCCACGACGTTATAACGATATTTCCAGTTTGCGTGAGGCAACTGGGAGATGTCGAGATCGCCCGTTGTTTGCCCCGGAGTCTGGAATTCGTAAATATTATTTACGTTTTGGTACAATTTCGTGATATAAAAGCTATCGTCACCCAAGACCCAGCGAGAAATTTCGTCCTTTTTATTTAAAAAGTCCTCCATCGATCCCGCTGAAAGCCTAGCTGTGACTGAGATTTTCTTTTCGGTATAAGTCAAGCCGTCGAAAATATAACCATTGCGCCCCTTGACGGTTCGCCTTGATAACTCCACGGCCGGGGACGAATCGTCGACCGTGATATTGTAAAGGCCAAGGCCAGATAATTTCTGACTTTGGCCGTCTTTTTCGATTAATAAGTCCATCGTTCCCCCTTTACGCGAAATAAGCATCTAGCGCTTTTTCTCTTGCGTCTTTTTCTTTGATCGTAGTATAGATCTTGTCTCCCACGATCTCGTTATGTACTTCGAATTTTTGGTTCGAAAGTTGCGAATTTTTAACCTCATCGCTCAAGTCCTCAAGAGACGAACGAACGCCCGAACTTGTCACATTCGCGCTTGTGGTCAATACACTATTAGTCTGATAATCTTGATCTGTGATCGCTTGGGCATACTGGCGGGCTATGCCGTTGATATCTGACACCCAATCTTTCATACCAATATAAAGACCTTCACCCGTGAAGCCCCCGATTTTCTTCATAACCCGGGACGGCGAGTGAATATCAAGAGCTGAACTCATGATCGAAGCGATATTTGAAGCGATACTATAGGCGAGATCGTACAGCGAACCAGCCATCGAAGCAAGCCCGTTATATAGACCCATACCCGTGTTAAATCCGACCATTTGAAGCAATGCCGGGAGATAACTAAACGAAGCCGAAATCTGTTCACAAGATGAACTAGCAAGCGAAACGGCTTGCGCCATGCTTGATTGCATGGTACTAGTAAATGCTTGCATACCGCTTTTAGCGCTATTTGTTACCCTTTGGAAAGTTGTTCTAAATGTAGCCTCTAAACGTTGACCAGCTGAAGTACTCAAGCTCGAAATCATGCTTAAACCAGTTTTTATGGCTTGAGCCGTAGCACTCATCGCACTTGATACAGATTTTTGAATACCTTGAAAACTAGTTGTCAATGATTGCGCCATTTGAGAACTTGCCGTTTGGGCTTGTTTAGCCATATTAGACAAATCTGCTTGCGTACTCGCTACCATCGCATTAGTAGCGCTCGTTGCTCCCGTTTGCATTTGTTGGAAGTTTGCAACAACGTTCGCGCTTGCTTGTTGCGCGTTGGTGGTTGCAGCCGTGTTGACTCCCGTCGTGCTTGCGTTCGCATTGTTCATCAACTGATTCAACTCGTTACTTGCGTTCGCGTTTAACTGGCCGATATTAGTCGTTACGCCTGTATTCATCTGGCCAGTTTGAGCGAGTGCGTTTGCGTTCATCTGGTTAAATGACGTGTCCGCATTTGCAGCAAGCTGTTGCATATTCATTGTCCCGTTAACGTTCATCGTGTTGAAGTTAGTTGAAGCGGTTTGTTGCAACTGAGTTGTGCTGTCCATCGCATTTGTGGCCAGCTGGTTCATATTAGTAGTAACGCCAAGATTCATATTTGACGTTGACGCGATCGTATTCGCGCTCATTTGATCGTAAGACGTCGACACGTTAGTACTAGCGGTTGAAGCATCGGTACTTAATTGTGTCGTTGTTTCTGAACTCTTGCTCTTAATATGTTCAGCCGTGCCGTCAATAGACGCCTTGGTTTTTTCTCCGCCTTCGTCCGACTTACCAGTGATCCAATCCCAGATCCCACCGAAGAAATTCCCGATAGCGTCCGCGACGGCTTTCAAGGCTTCTGGAACGAAGTTGAGTAAGGCTTCACCGAATCCTTTAATAATTTCCCAAGCAGCTTTAACAATATTCGGCAAGCCCTTAATGATCGCAAGTGCGAGCTGTACGACTAACTGTGCCCCTGCCATGATTAACTGTGGCAAGGCTTGAGCAAGGCCACGAATCATCTGACTAATAATCTGAGCAGCGCTTTGGGCTATTTGTGGCAAAGCATTAATAACACCTTGAACGAGGCTCACGATTAATTGAATACCACCTTGTAAAATCGTAGGCAAGTTTGACAAGATCGTTTGCATAAATCCAACAATGACTTGTGTCGCGATCTCGATAATTGTCGGTAACGATTGAACAATACCATTTACGATATTCATCAAGATTTGAATACCTTGTTCGAGGATTTGTGGGAATTGCGCTTGCATATTAGTAATAAAATTAGTTACAATCTGTTGCGCCGTCGAAAGGATTTGCGGTAAGTTTTGCAAGATCCCTTGTGTAACGCTAAGAAGTAACTGCATACCAATAGAGAGAAGCTGTGGCAATGCTGAAAGCAAACTGTTGACCAAAGTCCCGATAATAGTTACCGCGGACGAGATCAACGAGCCCGCATTTTGGCCCACACCTTGAACGAGGCTACCGATCAACTGAATACCAGCGTCAACAATAACCGGGAACATTGTCGCGAATCCTTGCGCTAGTTTTGCCACTAGATCAGCACCCGAAGCGATAAGACTCGGTAATTGACTAGTAATGCCATTTACAAGGCTTTGAATAATCATCGGGCCTTTAGTCGTGACTGTGGTAATTAACTGATCGATCTGTTGCCCAAATTGTTGGTTGATTAGGCCAAGGCCAGCTAGGACTAGCCCCAGAATAGCAGCCGGGCCGATTGACGCGAGAGCGATTCCCATAACGGAAGCGATCCCAGTCGTCATCATTCCAAGGACTGATAAACCTTGTGAAGCTGCTCCACCAAGTACGCCCGGAATACCGCCGATCTTACCAACGAAGCTCGAAATTGATCCGCCAGCCGCACTAAATGCACTTGACGCGATAGATCCGAGACCCATCGTCTTACTTGCGACAACGCCCATAATGCCAGTAAGTGAAGTCAACCCACTAACGGCTGGACCAAACGCAAACGCTCCAATAAGACCCGTTACGGCTGGTTTTACGGTCTGCATGGTATCCTTGAACTTATTCGCTTGTTCGTCGGACATTTTAGTCCCATTAAGAAATTGATCTAACGCCGGATTTAATGAGGTTAGAGCGTCTAGGAATTTTTGTAACCCTTGGGAGTTGGATAATTTGTCCACCAACTTGTCAAGCCATTTTACGAGTGTCGTAAGGATAGGAAGGACTGCCGTACCAACTTTGATCTGGAACGTTTCCCAAGATCCACTCAATGCTTCGACGGCTCCTTTTAAGTTATTGAGCTTTTCAGCAGCAACTTGAGCAGCCGTTACTTTGTCGATCGCTTCTTGCATTTTGTTGGCGCCGTCTGCTCCCTCGTTCATCGCGATAGTTGCAGCACGCACCGCGTCGGTACCGAACATGGTTTTCAAAGCCATTTGTTTTTCCGCGTCGGTAAGCCCCCCGAGTTTATCTTTCAAAACTTGAGAAATCTCAGCAAACGACTTGACTTTACCTTCGGCTGTAAAGAACTGGTTTGAGCCATCGGCTGTAATGATACCGAGTTCTTTCATCATGTTCGTTTGTGCTTTGGTTTGCGGTTGCAAATTCATAAGCATAGTTTTAAGTGATGTACCGGCGTCTGATCCCTTGAGACCGTTTTGAGCAAATACTGCGAGGGCGTTTGTGGTATCGCGGAACGATAGACCAAGCCCAGAAGCAACGGGAGCGACTGCGGAAAGTCCATATTTCAGTTCGTGGACGTCTGTCGCTGACGCGTTAGCAGCTCCCGCGAGTTGGTTCGCTGCCTGTGTGGCTGTCATGCCGTCACGTTTAAACGCATTTAAAGCTGTCGATGTAATTTCAGCCGCTTCTTTCAGATCCAATTCCCCAGCTGTGGCCAAGTTAAGGGACGCGGTAAGCCCACCGTTTAGGATATCTTTTGTTGATACCCCGGCTTTTGCAAGTTCACCGATCGCGTCAGCAGCTTCACCAGCACTAAAGGCTGTATCGGCCCCAGCTTTGATTGCAGCGTCGTTGAATTGCTTCATCGTTGCTGCGCTCTCACCAGTCACGGCCTTGATATTGCTCATTTTGGCTTCAAATTCAGCAGCTTTTGAGACTGTACTCTTGATCGCTTGTTTCCCGAGATCGAAGAGTTTATAAGCAGCAGCCACACCTAAAACCTGCTTCACTAGATTAGTTGACGCGCTCGCCGCTTGATTTGTATGATTTACAATCCCGGTCAAGGCTCCTACTGCCTTTTGGCCCGTTGTTTGAAACGCGTTCCCGAGCCGTCCGCTTACATTGCTCGCGAGACTGTTAACCGAGGACAAGATTTTGCCTCCGAACGAATTTTGAACCCGTTCCGCAAAGCCATTTGCCTTGCTGGTTAGGTTGGTAAACATACTAGACCATGACGAATTGATCGGATTCAGAACTCTTTGGCCAAGTGCACTCGTAAGATTCCCAGCCACGGACTGGATTCGAGCTTCGAGACGGGCCATAGCGTCCCCAATAGAGCCAAAGGCCGTCTTATACGATCCGGACATATTGTTTGCTGAGTTCGTAAAGACCGAACCTAAACCGTGGACTTTGGAGCTGATACTCTGCGCCATAGAGTCAACACTATTTGCCATTTCAGCAAAAGCACTCTTTGGCGATTTAATAGCGTTTGAAATATCAAAATCAAACGCTTTTTTAATTTTGGAATTAATACTAGCCCCAACGGCCGAAACGTCGTTTTTCATCGCTCCAAAGACTGATTTTACGTCAGCCGAAACGCGAGTAAATGCCTTTCGTATGGGGTCAGGTAATTTTGCGCCGATGTTAGAAGAGATACGCTGTAGCTCTCCGAGGGCGATTTTGAATCCACCGGTCAACCCTTGGCCGATTTTAGATCCGATATTCTGGTTACTGTTTGCGAGCCGGTTCATTAATTCCCCGACTTCACGAATCATCTGATTTGCACTTTTAGAGGCCTCTTGTGCAGCGCTCTGAAATGCTTTACGTGTCGAATTTACGACGTCGCTCATCGCCTTTTCATATCCCGATAAGTCCGCACCAATAATCGCTTCAATTGATCCGTCAAAAGCCATCGCCCATCACCTCCTTTTTTATTATCTATTTCTAAAATGCTCGTTAAGACGCTCGATCTTTTCAAGCATATTCTGAGAATTTCCTCGTTTTTGTTCTTCGTGTTGTCTGAATAGACGACGCACTTTCTCGCGATCCTTTTTCTTGCTCAACTTGCCAAAGTCCGCTTTTTTAGCGTTCAACGTATAGCGAAGATTAAAAGCAAGTTCGACAAGGTTTTCCCTTTCTTCGATTGCTCGATAATAAAGACCCTCGCGAATCGCGTCAAGTTCTGTCTTGGTACACGAAAAGATAATATTCGGATCAGTTAGACCCAAACGCGCACACTCTATTAAGAGATTGCGTTTCTCAAGCGCCCAATTTGCGCTTCCGTCTGTTCGATCTGAAGCTCCGCTTGTGCTTTGTCCTCCGCTGTTTCTGCTTTGGCTTTGAGGTACTTCAATCCCAGCTCGAGATTTTCTAAGTATTTCGAAACTTTCTCTTTGAAAAAACCAGATTCAACCATCTCTTCTTCAAGTGCTTCAAATAGTGGTTCTGTGCTTTCTGCTCCGAGATCTTCCATTTTGTTCGCAATCGCTTTGATCGCTTCTTCATCGCTTACGGCTTTCGCTTTTTTAGAAGCGCATAGCTTGATAAGATCCACTAGAGCCGAATCGTTACGATCCACAACACGAAGGAATAGAGCTCCGACGCCGTCTTCGTTACGTTTACCATCTGGGCCTTGAGATCCCAGATCACGATTGACCTTGTACATTGTCATATAGTCAAATTTGATCTCGATCGAACGACTTCCAACTGTAAATTCCATTGAATAACTCCTTTTTTGTCAAAAAAATAAAAGCAAAAGGGCATTTGAAGCCCCTTTGCTTGAAAAATTAGCGTGTGATATTGTTGTAATCGCCTGTTGTTTCGCCCGGGTTTTGGTACTCGTAAACGTCATTCAACATTGCGATTTCGTCCGCTGAAAGTGGGAAACGTCCATCACGCAAGCGTCCAACGATCCCCACTGTATAGTTCAACTCAACGAATCCATCGATTGCGTCAGTGAATTCGACGTCGTCCGTGATCTTACCATAACCAAATTGAGCTGGATAGGTATCTTTTCCGGAAGTTGCGTCTTTGACGCTATCATCAACGATAACGCGCCAGATCTTCAATGATTCCCCTGTCTTTTGTGCGTCAAGAACAGTTTGAACTGATGGATCTTTAGGCGCGAAATATTGAGTCAACTCGATTGAGTGCTCATCTGTTGCTTTTTCAAGCAAGCGTCCTTGTTGAGTTTGTTCGTCAATGTATTCACCACCCATGGTAGTAGTACCATCTGTACGATAGGCTGGAAGCATTGCTCCGTTACCTTTTTCAGCGTGAATTGATTGAATGAAATAAAATACTTTTTTACCTACGACCGGCTTTGCGATCGTAATTTTAATTTTTGCTTTTTCTTCTTCTGCACCCATGTATTAAATGCTCCTTTTAAAAAATTGTGTCTGTTAATGCAATGACAATATGATAGACTTCACGGCCTATCGTATCGTCTAAGAGTACGCTCGCGTTAATATTGCGATTGTGGCCGATCCTGCGAAGGGCCTCAGATTTGATTTTCTCGACCCCGGCCCGGCTTTCCGTGCCCGGTAAGAAGATATCAACCTGTACGCTCATATCCTCGATTATAAGCCCCGTTTGAGCTGTTTTTGACGTGTCCGAGCTAGATTGCCCAATCACCAAAAACGGCTCGAGTGTGTCTTGTTTAGGTAGCTTGAACTTAATCGGAATATTGAGTGGTTTTAGTTTTTCGCGTAAATCTGCGAGCATTTTAACTGAAGGCGTTTCGTTTGCCATGAATCACCTCCTAAACATTTTACGAAGGTTTTTAAATAACACTTCGCTTTCTTCCTTAACGGCTGGACCAAGGAACGGCTGGGCCTTCATCTTCCGAGTTCCAAGCTCCACATAGACCGAATAGCCCGCGGGCGACGTTACCTTATAACGTAACATACCCACCCGAGCGACAAAGATCCCGTTTCGCATGAATCCGGTATCGACTGCCGCTTTCATCTTGGCTTTCCGTTCCACACGCAAGGCCGATCGTTGCAATTCAGCCGATACAGCCCGACGCGCTTCCCGTGGCTTGTTTTGGACATGTCTGATAAACTTGTCCAGCCCTTTTACTGTGTACGAAAAACTCATAAGTAAATAACCGTGCTATTATGATGATGTCGTTTGCCTTTGATCTTTAGTCTGTGGCCATTATAAATCACTTCCGAGAAGCCCTTATACGTGCCTTGTAAGTGCAATTTGAATGAATCAAAATCATACTTACCAAAGAGACCCATCATCTCATAGTTAGATAATGAATTTCGCATACAAGGGACCGGAAAACTCTTTTTCGTTTCCGTATTCTCGAGCAATTCGTCCTCTGGCTCTTCCTCAAAGATCAAGGTTACGCGTTCGTTATAGATCATACACGCGCCCCCTTTAAATGAATCGAGCGATTCCGCGGGCGTTGTGTTTGACCGCAAGGCCTTTTAAAACGGCCTTATGCTCATCTGTTAGATAGCTAGACTCCCAAGTGAAGCTCCGACCTTCCTCGCTGTCCGCTGTCGCGCCTTCCGAGTTTAGTCGATTAAAGCGACTGACGGCAACGTCTCGAAGGATATAAGCCACACTCTCGGGCAATTCCTCGAGTGCTGTTTCCGAGAATTGATTGACGTAAGCGATCATACGCTCGAAGCTATCCCGTACAATAAGGGCCAAAAGATCGTCTTGTTCTTGGTCAGCTTTGGGAATACCTTTCAACAAACGAAGTTCTTCCGTTACTTGATCGATATTGATTGCTGTCATCGCTAAAACCTCCTAAAACTAGGCTGCTACTGCTGACGCTGGCGCTTCGATTGTAGCTTCTACCACACCGTCCGGAATTTCAGCAAAGAGAACGTTTGCGCCAAAGAATACTGACTCAAAAGTCAAGTTATTCAAGTGACGATCACGCGCCACACCGATAAGACCTGTTTCATCTGTGAAGTCCGCAAACAATCCGCCAAGATCTCCACCAGACACGTTTAAGTAAGCGAAAACAAGGTTTTCAACGGCTGTTGTATAGATCTTCCCTTGTGGGCATGAAGGCATGACAATAACGTTTTGCATACCGAGGAAGTTTTGCAAGAGTGTGAATCCGAATACGTTTGAAGCGTCAGACGCAACGGCTGTGTTTCCAAGGTATTCAGCCACATCGAGCGGGTTAACGAAAGATACCAGTGGAGATCCTTCGAACTCGTTGAAAGTGGTCAATTTGCCCCAGCTGTTCGCAAGAGCTTGTTGAAGGCTTTTTCCTTTGACTTTAGTTTTAGTCTTTTTAAGGTAAGCAAGGAAATCTTCTTTGATTCCGTTTTGAATTTCACGGAGTAAGCGTGTATCTGCCTCTGTGATAGCGCGTGACGCACCGTGACGGGCGATTGCTTCCGCTGATACTGCACGACGTTTCTTGAACCATTCTACCGTGTATTCTTGGTCCTTCGCGCGTGTCATTTTAGAAAGCGGAATTGTTTCACCTTCAGCGGTTTTAGTTGTGTCAACGTCCGCTGTCCATTTGTAAGTTTGGATCTTTAAGTCATTTGTCAACTCTTGGCGACGTGTAACGCCCAAAAGTCGAAGTAAGTCGTTGATATTTTTAGAAAATTTGTTGACAAAATCAATGGACTTAATTTCGCCAAGATCTGTCATGGTTGTTAGTTTTGTTTCAGCCATATTTTAATAGCCCTTTCTAATTTTTAAATAGTCCAATGTTTGCAGCAATCATTGCTTGACGCTCTTCGTCGTTTTCAATAGCCATGATCTCCGCTTTCGTCATAGATACTGGGCCCGTACCCTTGCGAGGTGCTTTCTGTGTCAAACGTTCGTCGACGCGGGTTTCTACTGCCTTATCAAAGATTTGTCGCAAAGTGCCGATCTTCTCTTTTGTGGCTTCCGCTGTCTCATCGATCACAAAATCAATAAACTCGCCCGGAAGCCCTTCTTCGCTCAATAGCGTTTGAGTGGCCACGCGCATTTCTTTGATTGCAAGAGCTCGCTCGCGTTCTTCGATCGCTTGGATCCGTTTCGCTTCCTCTTCTTTCGCGCGTTCGTCTTTGGTCAGCTTCGCGAGGCGTTCGCCTTCGCTTTTGGCCTTTTCGATTGCTTCAGCTTGTTCAGCTTCCCAGCTGGCCCGTGCTTTGGCGATTTCGGCTGCGATTGCTTTTCCAAATTCTGCGCGTGTAAAGGTACGTTCTGCCTTTTCCTGCTTGGTTTCGACTTGTTCTTCTTGAGTGACGTCTTGCTCAATAGCTTCAGTCTCAACTGCTTGTGTATTTTCTGACATTATTTTCCTCCGATGGTTACGCCATCACTCGATATTCTCGCTTTACGTCCGGCGACGAAACAATGCAGCTTTTAACGTCCTCCGCATAGTCTGGACAATAAAAAAAGCGGTCTATTCCCGCTTGTCAAGATACCGGATCACCTCCGATCAATCGTTCTTGTCACCTCGTGACTGTTTAATGCTATTTATGATACCTTCGATCATTCCAGCGATCACGGCCCAGCCTGTCACCACTAGAAAGGCAAAGCAAAAAAGGCCCGCTGTGTAAGATACCATATCCCAGATATTTATCACTCGTTTCCCTCCTCTTCGATTTCTCCCGCGTCCGGCATGATCGTAGACCGACAATTATAATGGAACGGTGGCATATTAACCCCGACTTGCGCGTCCTCTAGCTTGTATAGCTTATCTTCTTGCGCGATTCGCCGGCAAATTTGAGTTGTCCGATCGTCTAGCACGACCAAGATCCGATAGTATTCAAGCCCGGCTTTTTGGTACCGCTTGATAGTGGCCCGATTTATGACGGCCGTCGCGTCGGTCCTTACCAACGTTTCAGCCCGAGAGCGCGCCACGTTGAATTCTTTTCGGATCTCGCGGGCCATATCTTGTGGGCTGTCTCCACGAACAAAGCCTTGTTTAAATACCTCTCTCAGCTTCTGCGCGAGGCTGTCAGTATTGCCCCAAAGTTGCTCCGAATAATTTCGGCCATTGAAAGGCGTCTTGATAATCTCTTCAAACGCTGGACGATTGACCGCGCCCGTACGACCTCCCATAGCCTTTCTGTACGCGTATTCGGCGACGTTGAATAAATACTTCTCGAAGCTCTTATGAAGCGCTCCTGTGAGCACTCCGAGCCTGTGGATAGCTTCCAACTGCAAAGCCTCGATTCTAATCGCTCGAGCTGACGCGTATTGTTGGTTCAATCGCTTTAATAGCTCTGGATCCTTTTCAGCTTGTTCGCGGTATAACGTCGCATTATCCACATAGTCGCTCAGATCCTCACCTCTAAGGCGCTTCGTTGCGTCTTGGTAAGTGAGCTCATGATCTTCAGCGTACTTTGTGTAAAAGTCAAACAACGACTTTTGAAGCCTTACCGCCTCATTGCGGTAAGTTTTTTCTAATTCGGCGAAAAAGTCTATATCTTTTCTGTCAACATACTCGAATATCTCACGGGCGCGTGCTTCCCAGTATTTCTCATGGTTGGTTGTCTTCAGATTCTTCATCTGCTGCTACCTCGTCGCCCTGCTCAGCGTTTTGTGCCTCGTCTTGTGGTTCGATCCGTGGGAGCATTTCAAGAGCTTTTTCTGACTCTTCTTTCATACGCTCCAATTCAGCTTCAGCATTGACTCCTGTCACTTGTTCAAGCATTTCGAAGATTGTTTGTTCGCTTACCACGCCAAAAAGATTCTTGGCCATGGCCACAATCTCAGCGTCATTTTGTGGGATATTAGGCGTAAATACAACGTTCGTTTCATTGATAAGGTTGTAATTGTCTGAGTCGTTGCCCTTGATCTTCCAGATATTGACAGCAAGACGCAAACGACGCATAAGGCCTTTTTCAAACAAAAGCTCTTGTTTGCCTCGATAATTATCGGACGCCATCAGCTTATATTTCATTGCTTCGCCCGATTGTGTGCCTGCGAAGTTGCTGTCCGTCGTGTCTGGCGTAAAGGTGAAACGCATGATATCTTGAACTAGCCGTTCCTTGTATGCTTCGGCCCCGGCTGTATCGTATGATTTAACAAGATAATTTGCCGATGGTGCCGATCCGCCCGGAATCGGGTTGTCATCAAGGATCAAGATCTTTGCTTTCTTAAAGGCTTGAGATACTGCGAGCCGTCCATTTGGATTGATTCGACCGTCTTCCATAAAGTCCTTGTCCTCTACGCCCGTGAACGGGTTCCCGGAGATCACCAAAAGAGCCTCGTTACTGTCTTGCTGGAAGTTTGCAAGCTCTGACTGTGACAAGTCGTAAGCGTCGATAGAGTCCAGTACAGCTTCGAACGCCCCTGTACGGTCTGTATTGTTGCTAAACTCGTTTACTGGTACGCCATTAAAGAAATGCTCGCTTGTATCTTTGAGATGAAGCGTGTCTGTGTCTTGGTTATCGTCCACATACTCATAAATAGCGTTACTGGTATAGACCTTAACAAAATCGCGTTTGTGTCCGTTGCCATAACTGATAGAGTAGTAGTTGACTGCCATCAAAGAACGTTGCTCGTAGCTGTCGTCATAAATAACAAACGTCTGCTCTGGATCCATACGATAGAGCTTGACCCAGACCAAACCGTCTTCATCTTGGAACGTGTTCAAAAGCTCGTAAGCACGTCCATAGATCGCGAGATCTGTCTTAATCGCGACGTTGTGGTCCTTTTCGTTGTTTTGCTTGCTGAACTGATCGATCTGTTTTTGGATCTCCGCGTTTTCGTTTTTGTATTCGACCGGATTCCCGAGCATATAGCCTTGTTCGAAGATTGCGATATACTTCGCCCAGTCGCTCGCGATTCGATTATCTGCGCTGTATGGATCGCTTTTATCGTCGCGGTACTTGATATTATTATCAGCGAGATAATAGCGCTTGAGCTCTTTCAAGCGGTCTAATTGCTCGGATCTGTGCGTCCCGATATAGTTTTTTAAACGTTCGATCCATTTCTGACCCTCATATTCGATTGTTTCAAAATCTTCGGTCGTCATGATAAATTGACGATTCGCGTTCTCGTCAAAACGCCGTCCTTTTAAGAATTTCAATTTCTCTTATTCCTCCCTTTAGAAATAATATTGTGCGCTGGTCATACGCTCTTTTACTGTACTACTTGTATCGTAGACGTGTTGCGAATAGATCGCGTATCTTACCGCGTCCAGTACGTCGTCATGCTCTTTTACTGGTTCGCCCGATCGTTCATTCCAGACGTATTGATAGATCTCATCTTTGAATTTCGCGACCTTATTCGAAACGACAAAAAAACGACCAGCTTTCATCAGCTTGGCCACCTCTTCAATTCCAGATAATACTGACTTATACGCGTTAAAGCACTTGAGCCTTTCACGGTTGAACCGTCCGACGTGTTCGGGCCGTGCGCTATCAGCCCAAAAGAATATATCGCCATACCGCGCCTTGATATCTTTTGCGATATTTACCCAGAAGTCTATCTCTTTGTACTGGTGCGCGTGTTCCTCGAGTATATACACATCGCCGGCCTCAGTTTGGCCCACGACCACGATCGAGCCCCAGTGTTCATAACCCCAGTCAACCCCCGCGTAAATCTTCGCGAAATGTTCGGGCGGTTGTGTCGTGTACATATCCTCTTTAAAGTCACGATAGACCGCACCTTCACCGATCACCCAGCGCCCGTATATCCCGCGTTCGGTAAACATACCAGAAGGCGTTGTCGCTATTAGATTATCGACGTATCTTTGATTCAAGAATGTATTATCAAAGATTGTAAAATGATTTGCGACGATCTTTTCATCATCTGCCTTGTCGATATAATCGACCTTGAGCCAATGCTTCGGGTGGTCCGGGTTGGTATCGCATATAATACGCGCGCCATATCCGGAGCAACGTTTCAAAATTTCGTCGAAAACCTCCTTATTCGCGAGTGTGGCCTCGTTTACATAGGCCCCGAAAGCTGTCATACCCCGGATAGCTTTTAGGCCCGCTATGGACCCCGTAAACGTCGTTACAACGTATACGCCAAAAAGAGTAAAATTCCCGTGCCGGTCAAACTGGAATTCATGCCCGTAAGCGTCGGTTATTTCGCGTAAGATATTCGTTTGCAACGTCCCAGACGATACCGCCCCCAGAATGTACATCGGAGTTTGAACCCCGACTTTTGCAGCATTTTTTTTGACCCGCTTCAGCTCCATTAAAAAAAGATCATTGTCTAGTTTGGTTTTCCCGGCCCGTACTGCGCCGTGGTTTATCATCATGTACCAGTCACGATCAACCGAGCGCCGTAAGATATCAATCTGTTTTTGGCTGTATAGATCACTAAGAGCCATCTTTGACCACTCCTTCCAACTTGTCGAAGTAATCGGACATGATATCTTCTGAAACGACATTGCCTTCCAAGGCTTGCTCTCGTTTCTTGTTCTCGAGTTGCTGGGCCTTGATTCGTTCTTTCTGCTCTTTCTTGTCGAGGTTGTCTTTCGTTCCTTCATTGCCGTTCATCTTGGCTAAAAGCTCAATCGCTCGTATATCGCCTTTAAGGGCCTTTTGCAAAAGGACTGTCGCGATCGCTGTCTGGTTCGTCGCGTTTAGTCCCTTTTCCTCAAGTGCTTCTTTTAGCTGTGGACTGAAAACGTCCATCTCCAAAATTTGATTGACTTTCTTTTTTAGGTCCGCTTTCTCCCTTCGAGCCTTGCCGGAGGCGATACCGCCTTTTCGTCCATATTTTCGAGCTTCTTCCGAGGTTGGGACCTTTAAATTGTCTGCACCAGCCATCGCCTCACTTCCTTACTTTTGATTTTTTACCTCACTCTGATTCGTTGAGCATTTACAAAACCGCTATTCAAGCCATCACGCCTCGAGTTGTGGTGCTCGTTGAAATGTTTCGCCCAGCGTTTTTTCATTTTTCCGCTTTGAATTTGTACCGCACTTTTTCCGTTTGGCTTATAATCTCTGAAATAAGTGTCTTTTCTCCACCGACTCACGCGGGAAACGTGTGCTTCTCCTTGTGTTCGAGTGATCCGCTTATCTGATTTATCATAGTTAACCGTTTGTCTTGACCCTATTCGCTTCCATTGCTCGCGTTTCTCGTGATAATTAGCAAACAATTTCTTTTTCAGTTTAATTTGAATAGGATTCAACTTTGCCTCTGTACTTTGCGGCAACGTTCCGGCGCTAGTCGCACCACCGCCACCACCTACTTTTTTCGCTTTACGGACTTTACCGCCCGAGCTTTTAGCTCCTCTACCGCCCATGTTTCATTTTCTCCGTTGTTTCATTTTCGAAATAGTGTACTTCAATATCTCCGTAGTCATATTCGACCTTACCACCATAGACTAATAATCTTTTTGGCTTCAATAGCTCAATCATAACGTCCACACCATCGCACCATATTTCAAACTGTTCTTCGTTCTGCTTGACCCCGATCGTACTGATCGCAAGTGTAGCGCCCTCCGGCAATCCGTCAAAACAAAAAGAAAAGCTGTCCGAATACGCCCACGATACCGTGGGAATAACCGTATAGCCGTATCTCTGCATAATCTGACCAATTAAACGCGAGCGGTAAACGTTCCATACTTGCATAGCGACCGGCATATCGAGATATAAGCTAAAGTCTGGCGTAAGCACACAATCGAACTCGCCTAGCTTCTCGATATAGTATTCCGGCCGTTGCCATATCCTCTCGAACTGATAATCATCAAGAAAGAAATGAACTCCTGCGCCGTGGTCCGGCTTGTTCAAAACGTAATTAAAGCCTTGCAAGCGTTCCGGAACGTGATCCACTGGATCAAGAGCGGGCATTTCAAAACGCCCTTCAGTCTTTGCTGGATCGAATAAGTCCAGATTATATTGATTTATTGTTGTTTCTCTATGAAATTCTTTTTCTTCTTCCTCTGACTCCTCTGGTTTAAAATCAAAGCCGATATCATCTTCTGGCAAGTCAAAGCCAAAATCTGCCATATCCACGGTAAAGATTCCGTCCAGCTCATCTCTTAACATTTCGGTATCAAAGCCCGTATCCATGTTTAGCTTGTTATGTACCAAGATATAGGCTTTCTTTTGATCCTCTGATAAGTGAGACAAGCGAATGACTTCCGCTTCCGTATACCCAAGTTGTTCGAGCGCTTGTAAACGTCCGTGGCCCTCGATAATGATATTGTTTTCATCGATCGCGATCGGGTCATTATTCCCAAACTCTTGAATCGATTTTTTGATCTTGTCGATCTGCTCTTGCGGGTGTAACTTCGCATTTCCCTCGTATTCCACCAGATCGGCTATTTTGACTTTTTCAATTTGCATTTAAACCACCAAAAAACAGCCTCCCCAGAAAGGAATAGGGGGAGACTGAAAAGAAAAGTATAGAGTATAGAAATCTCTGGCAAGGGGGAGAACTAAAAGAACCTTACCAAAAGCGGACGGGCGGAATCGAACCGCCGAAACGAAATAATTTTTAAAAAATATAAGGAGACCCCACAAACTGGGAAAGTTTTTTTATGAAAAGTAAAACGTGCTGATGTAACTGTTGGCTTTTTGTCCTGTCGTCCGCAATGAAGATCGTCGTTTCCTTCAATCTTCCGATAATACAATTTTATCACCTTTTTTCGTGCACTTTTCCCAACTTTCAGTGACTTTTTAAGAAAAAACTTGTATATTTCTTTTCCAGTCCTTCGAAGAACGGCTTAATGATATGCCTGTAAACTGAATTCTTTGACATAAAGAGCTCGAGTGCCACCCCTTCGACGTTTTTCGACCGCGTCACATATAGCGCCTTAATTGCCTCCCAATTTGAGGGAGCACACTCGCTTGTGTATTCTTTGATCGCTTCTGCGAGCGTATAGAGCCGAATTAACTCTGGATCATTTTCTTTAAGAATAACGTTCTTGAGCGCTTCCGGCGTGTTACTTGCTGCCTTGCTTTTTATAAACCAGTTCTCATCGAAATTTTGATAAGGGAAAGTGATTTCTTCGATTCGTTCTTTAATCTCTTTATCAAACGGATATCTTCGAAGTGCGTCGATTAGATATCCGTATCTTGTCTCAATTCTCAAGCTCCCCTCCTTTCTAGCTTCAAGCTATTTACTTCTTTTTCTCGTAAATGTCAAAGACGCCTCTTTTTTGGCTATTTCGGAATTCCAACGCTTCGGCCTTTGTTTCAAATTCAAACTCCTCGAACTTCGCCGAATGATTGCAATCCCAGCGCGTCAGCTTGTTATATTTCCTCACGACATAGACTTTCACACTATCCCCCCACGCCGTTAATATCGGCGATCTCTTGTAATTCCTGCGCCATACGCGAATTATAATCATTATTCAATTTGTTTATAATCACGTCTTGCATTGTGTTTTTTTCTTTGCTTTTTTCCAGCTCGTCTTTTTGCGTTTCGATTGTTTGTTGTAGCTCGCTGTTGCTCGTCTCAAGCACCCGTACTCGCGTGTTCAGATTGACGCATACCACGAAGAGAACGAAGAGAACGAACGCGACATTTGCGCATACTAGCTTTACATTATTCGTCATTTTCCCGTCCTTCTTTCCACATTGCGAGCCCGATCACTGCGAGGCCACCAAGCCACGCAAGCGATAAGAGCCCGAATATAACAGTTAATAAGTCCATTATTTCTCTCCTTCGATCAACAGCATAATTTTATTCTTGACGTAAACTTTAGCGAGATCCATCAGCGGAGTCGGGTACTTATCCAATAATTCAAGCGCTTGTTCAAGCTCTTTTAATTGCCTTTCCCTCTCATTTTGCCTCATTTCTGCGATCAACTCACGCTCACATTCCATACAGAAATGCCCGCTAGTCTGACATGGACAGTCTCTCATTCCGCTACCTCCTCAATCGTAAAGAGCGGGTTTACAAACACGTTCCCGAAGCCCCCTTTTTGCAGATTTTCTAACGTGTGATACAAACGGACATCGTCTAGTCTTTCCTTATTGCCAAAATACCAGTATTGTTGTACGCTGTTCCATTTCAAATACTCCCAGCCGTCGCCAATATTTTTTACTGTTACAATATATCGTTTTTCTTTCTCAATATGATACCCATTCACCCAAGCGTCAGCGAATACATTTTGCCGATTCTTTTCATCTTCACAAAACCAAAGATTCACATCTTCTGGTGCGTTTTCCAGCGCAAAATGTAAAGTCTTGTTTCGGCCTCTCACGCACGATATCCAGTTCGCCACCGGCCGGGGAAGCGTGACTTTTTCTTTTGGTTCATCTAGTTGTCTGAGATCTTCCAAAACTCCATTAATTGAAATAAGAGTACAGTTAGTGTCCTCGTAAATTTTTATCAATTCCTGTTTATTCATTCTTCCACCTCTTCTACTTCTACGAGTGGGCTTTCTAGTAGCCACCCGATCCCTTTTAGATTTAGCTCGTCGATTGTAAACGACTGTTTAAATTTTAGCTTGTATCGTCTATCGTCTTCGAGCTCGATCATGTATGTTTTCGTCGTCTTATTAAATCGTTTCGAGTTGCAAAGAAGACTCCGCAACGACTCGATCTTTCGCCCAGTTTGTTCAGCGATCTCGTCCATGGTGCCGAAAGCGATCAGCGTATCATTTTTATAATAAGCGAACGTGCGGACCTTCATTTCAGATCCTAAGAGTTCCACGTCTGAAATTCCGAAATAATCGCATATAGCCTCGATTCCTGTTTTATCGGGTACACGATCCCCACGGATCCAATAATAAATCGTATTGTAGGACCAGCCCAGCTTTCTTGAAAGTTGCGTTTTCGTGACTCTTTTTTCGTCCATTAGACGCTTTAGATTCTTTTTGAATTCTGCGCGCTGCTTCGGATCATATTTCACATATTCCATGGGCTCCGCTCCTCGATTGTGATCTGGTAATTTTTACCGTTGAGCGTGACTTCTGTCTCTCTAACGGTTCGCACTTGATCTCGGTTCATTCTTTCGATCATAGAAAAACAGATCTCGCCCAGCTCTAACAATATTTCATATTGCGAGCTATTTTTTCGCTCCATCTCTTCCAAGACTTCATAGTACGTTTTTTTTTTCATGCTTTCACTCCTTCCGCTTGTTTCTCGAGCCATTCAAACAAAAGCCCGAATTGCTTTACGACTAGTTCATCGTCATTGTGCTTTTTGCAGATCTCAGCGATCGCGTCCACGGTCCAGAACCAATAACGCTCGGAACCAAAACCGAGGCTTTGTGCGACTTGGTTATTTCGTGCCATAAAGTCCGGGAGCTCGACACTAAAGAAATGTATATAGTTCATCGTCCCATTCCTCCACTCTGACATAGATCCCCACGACCTCAGACCAAAATTTCTCCGCGATCTCGCTTGCGACCTGTGCGTCGTCTTTCCAAAAACCGAGCTTCGTCATACAATCTTTAAACAACTTTTGAAGATTATCCGTGTCTGGTTTGGTTGTCTTATACTGTCCAGTTCGCCCTCCCTTAATCATCGGGAAGCACCATTTGACCGTGAGCCGGATCGGCCCTTTTAGCTTATCTGGTGGAACGTGACGCGCAAGTAAGCTCTCAAATTTTGCCCGTGCGTTTTTTAGTTCTTCGGGTTCGTAAAAAATCGGCTTACCATTTCTCACGTTTACTTTTTTCTGTTGGTGTGTCGTCGTCGGAATTTTTTCCATCGGCAAAAAGAACTCAATCATTTTTCGCCACCTCTTTTTTATACTTTTTCATTTTTGCATTTTCTTTTTACTTACCACGCTCTCGCGCTAAGTCCAAGTTAGGGGACAGGGTTACAGGGTTACAGGGGGCGGGAGCAAAGCCCCCCTGTTCCTGTTCCTGTTCCCCTTGGACCTCAGGGACATTTTCTTAAATCTCTCCCTTCGGAGAAGGAGAGATTCTGTCCCTCATTTTGTCCCTAGGGACATTTTCGATAAATAATCGAGTTTGTCCCTCATTTTGTCCCTCAAATTGACCTCATAGGGACAGGGACATTTTCGATATTTTGTCCCTTGTCCCTAGGGACATTTTCGAATGACACATTCGAGTTTGTCCTTCGACTTTGTCCCTGTCCCTCATTTTGTCCCTAGGGACAAAGTCGATTGTTTTTTTGTCCTTGTCCTTGTCCCTAGGTGTCCGTTTTTGCTATAATTTCTTTGTTTTCTATCTCAAATTTGCCGTTATTTTTGATCCATCGGCGAATGGTTTTTTCGCTTACCGGCTTGTCTTCGAGTGAGAAATAAACGATCAGATCATCAATTGTAACTGGACTTATTCCATCGTCAAGGGCCTTGATAGCTGTTTCGATTCTTTCGGAGCGTTTTTCGGTTCGCTCTTCTTTTGACAACTTCTTATCAAAATTTTTCTTCCATGGTGAATTCTTCGCGTTCGTGTCCTCCCCAAGCTGGATATCAGCCAAAACTCCCGAGTCGTCCAGAAAATGTACTGGATAGCTAAACCACATATTGATAGTTTTAAACTTGGCAAACTCTCGAAGCGTTCCTTCCACGCGCCACGCTGTCGATATTTCGATCGCTCGACGGGCTTGTTCGATCTTCTCAGTCCACGGCTTACGATCGAGTACGTTTGGAATTGCTTGTTCGAAGTGTGTTCTCATGACGCTTGCACTCTGGAGATCGTCAAGGCTTACGTTGTCTTGGTAATAGTCAATGTTTGCTGCTCGAATTGCTTCCTTATAGATACGTGTCGCCGTGTGGTTGATTCGTTGGGCGTATAGCTCCTCTGTCACGTCAAGCTCCACTAAGTCAATCAGTGCGTCTGGATCTCGAGCGAATACGCCCGAACCACTGGCCCTGTCCATTGATTTCTTGCCCCCTTGAACGCCTTTGCTGTGGTGGTGGCAATAGATCACCGAACACCCGAGTTCTGTCGCGACCTTGTCGAATTGATTCGTGAAGTGTGCCATCTGGTCCGCGCTGTTTTCGTCACCCGTAAGGACTTTATAGATCGGGTCAATAATGACGGCTATATAGTTCTTTTTGAGCGACCGGCGGATCAGCTTCGGAGCTAACTTGTCCATAGGGACCGTCTTTCCGCGTAAGTTCCATATATCTATATTTTGAAGATTGTTAGGTTGAAGTCCCATTGCTTCGTACACGTCCCGGAATCTGTGCAAACATGACGCACGGTCTAACTCGAGATTGACATATAGGACCTTGCCTTGTGTACAGTTCCATTCAAGCCATTTCTTGCCCTCTGCGATTGCGATTGACATTTCGATCAAGCTGAAGGACTTACCAGCTTTTGACGGCCCAGCGATCAGCATTTTGTGCCCTTGTCGAAGGACGCCTTCGATCAGCTCGGGCGCAAGCTCTGGGAGGTTGTCCCAGCTATCCCCCAGCCCTTCCGGATCTGGAAGATCGTCGTTAAGATCCTCGATGTACTGATACCATTCTTCCCAATTACGTTTACCGATATTTGTATCAACAAGGAATTGTTTCTGGCCGTTTCGCTCGAAGCCCGGCATACGTGACAAGCGCGACGGATTGCGGTTTTGCGTATCGACTGATATTCCGTTCTTCTGGCATATCTTATATAAGTAGTCAACGCGCTTTCTGTATTCCTCATAATTGCCAGCGTCCACTTTCACGATAGCGTGTAAGGACTTGTTTCCACTATATACAAGGGCAACGATTGGCAATTCCAGCTCTTTATAGATCGCGTTTTGTTTCTCAACGCTCATACTGTCCGATTCAACTAGCGCGTACCGATAATCAGTCACGTTCTCGTTTTTGGCACCTTTACCGTCGAGTGGATTGAATCGGATCCACGCGCCCGCCTCTTTGTGGTAATCTCCGAGTACCGCCCCGATATCGCCGTTACACTTGCTAAGTTGCTCGATCAGTTGCCCCGCGGTCCGGTCATACGCTCCCTTGGTTGGAAGCCATTTCTCTATTTCGCCCGTTTCGTCGTTTACTTTTGGATATGACTCGGTAACGTAACCGACATTCTCAGGCGATTCAAACAAGGCCTCGAGGTACTTGATAATCTCTTGTACTGGATTCCAGTTTGTAGGCTCATGAATCTCTTTCCCCTCGATCCAGTTCTTATCAATGACGCGATAGTCTCGATCGATCGTATCGTTCCAATCAAGCTCATGGGCTCCCTCGCTATCGCTTGAGTATGGATTCACCCAGCCGTGATCTTTCGCGAGTTGTACGATTGTACCACCCGTGACAATGGAACCCGCTTCTTCGTTGAAGGTGTCCCATTTCTTAAAACATTCAAATTTACGGTATCGGGCCGGATCACGTAAGGACCAATTATCCCAATCGGAAGCTGTGTACCCCTCATGTTTTAAGGCCATTCCGACGTTGATCCACTCTTGATAAGATAAAATCGAGGGGTCTATATGGTCTAAAAGTGGTAGTAGGTCAAATTCTCGTTCCATTAGTCCCCTCTATTCCTTTTTTAGTTTTCTTTCTTTGCTGCAATTCCAGCGACTCCGAGGCTCAATCCCAATAGTCCGAGGAGGCTGATCGCGATTCCGAATTCTGATCCCGTATTAGGAAGTGTAGCCGGTGCGCTGTACGCTTCGACTGTTTCTTCAGATTCGTTTCGCGTGTTTTGCGCGTGATTTTCCACGCGATTTGTGATTTTCACTTCTTCGACTTTCGGTTCTTCGTTTGTTTTTGGCGCTGGTGTGTTTGGCTTATCTTGTTTTGGTTGTGGTTTTGGTTCATCGCGTTTTGGATCTGGAATATCGATCACTAGTTCTGGTTTGTAATGTACTGGCGCGTCCGGAGGTGTCACCCCGCCTTCCCACTCAGGCTTGTCAAGTTTCGGTGCGTCAAACGGTGTTGTACCGCCTTTCCATTCTGGTTTATCCAAAACCGGCGCGTCGCCGGGTACAGTTCCAATAGGTTCTGTGTATTCCGGTTTTTCACGTACTTCTGGAATACCCGGAATACCACCTTCAAATTCTGGGATCTCCACTTTGGGAGATTCTTTTGGAATTTCAAAGGTTGGCTCTGGCTTGTTTTCTCCAGACGCGTCGCCCTTGCCTCCGACGAGTTGAACATAGCTATATGAAGTAGCTCCATCTGTTTCGGCTTTGAGCTCGACTTTATTCGTCGGGTTTGTTGAGTCCTTAACGGCATTAATCAATTTAGTCTTGTAATTTAGATAGATCATATGATCGAGACGATCCATTGTGATTGTGAAGCCATGATCTGACTTACTAATAGATTTCACGAGATCCATAGCAGATCCTTTATCGATCCAAGGATCTAGGCTTTCAATATTCTTGATTTCAAAATAGTTATCAATTAGCTTTTGATTTTCGCTCATTTCGTCAATCAATTTGACGTAATTGAGAACTTTTCGCGCATAATTGACGCGTACAGTCCAGTTAATAACCGTTGGGTCATTTTCATCTTGTGAACCCCACTTAGAAAGGAGTTCATCTTTTCCAATCACTTGTTCTTTGCCGATTTGAGCCGTTACGACTGTGCCGTTAAAATTCGCGGTTACTGGTTTGCCACTCTCGACTTTATCAGTCCATTTTGCGTCCATTTTTAGGCTCATTTGTTTGTTTAGTGGGTGGTTTTTGAAATAGTCGTTAAATACGGTCGTAACTGTCCCGGCTTGGCTGTCCGCGGTAGCTTGACCGACGACGGCATTTTCTGGATTGTGTACATCAAACGTGAAGCTAGTTTGAAATGCTACTTCTTTAGGAAGCGTGAACGTTACCTTATCGCCTTCGTTGATCTCGAGATCGTCGGGGAAGTGGACGTTCTTATATTCCACGCTGAAGGGTTGATACTTCCCTGTACCGTTTGACTGATCGACAACGACTTCCGGGTTTTTGACTTCGATCACATTCCCGCTCTTTTCAAAAGTTGTTGAAAGTCCTTCTCGTTCATTATTCTTAGCTTCAGCGCTTCCTGCTCCCGCGTCATTGTTAGAATCTGTTGGTTGATCTGCTTCCGCTGCTGGAATAGCTGATTCAGTTCTGTTTGCTTCTCCGCTTTGGTTTGCTGCAATTGTTGTTGTCTCTGGCGTGATTCCTCGATCAGACTCATCGGCATTTACTCCCTTAATTCCAATTGTTGCTGTTGCAATAGTAGCGACTGTCAAAAGTGTTAATTTATTAGTTTTCATTGTGTTTCTCCTTATTTTTTTAATTCGGTACATATTCGCTCGCTTTGATCTGTGGTGGTATTCTCCACCCGTTCGCTGCGATACGATCGATCATGTTTCTTGCGTTTTCAAAAGTCCACATTCCGACATTTCGGAAGCCTCGACTTTCAAGGAATCGGATCTGCTTCGGTGTCGTGAGTCCTTCGCTCTGGCGCTTATGTAAGCGATCAAGTAGCAATTTTGCTTTTCCGGCGTTACCGACTTCATCGGTAAAGATCCCGTATTTCTCGAGGGCTTTGAGTTGTTTTTCTGAAGGCGGGGCCATTTCATAGCCAAAACTAGGAACATAACTCGAAAGATCTTCCGCATGGATAGACATTTCGAATTGTAAAGGATCGACGAGCTTTCTTTTTCGTCGTCTCATTTCTGCGAGTTGCTTCGCAAGGGCCTCTTCACGTTCTGCGACGACGTCTTCCGTGCTCTTGACTTCCATCTGCTCAAGATCAATCACGACGCCCGTTTCTTCTTCCATATTCTCGACCATTTTTTTAGTCACTTCCGGGCTCTCACTTATCAAGTGAGCCGGGCGACATAGCTCATGACGTTCGGTGTGCCATAGAAAATCGAGAAGAAGGAGCTCTTCTTTCCCAGGGAAGAGACGCGTCCCACGTCCGACCATCTGCGAATAGAGCGCTCGGACTTTTGTCGGTCTTAATACGACCACACAATCAACCGACGGGCAATCCCACCCCTCCGTGAGTAGCATTGAGTTACAAAGAACGTTATAATGGTCCTTTTCAAAGTCTTCGAGGACTTCGGCCCGATCTTTCGATTCGCCGTTCACTTCGGCTGCCTTAAATCCTCGCTCGTTTAAAATGTCGCGGAATTTTTGGCTTGTCTTTACCAGTGGAAGGAAGACGACTGTTTTCTTGTCCTTGCAATACTTGGCCATTTCGTCCGCGATCTGTACGAGGTACGGATCGAGTGCCGTTCCGACGTCGCTCGCTTTAAAATCACCCGCGGACATTGAAACGCTTGATAGATCGAGATCGATTGGAATTGTCAAGGCTTTAATTTTGGAAAGATAGCCTTCTTTTATCGCTTGTACGAGTGAATACTCATAGGCCAAGCTGTCAAAGTACGATCCGAGGTTTTTCATATCACCTCTGTCTGGGGTAGCTGTAACCCCGAGGACTTCCGCGTCTTCAAAATAGCCCAATACTTTTTGATACCCGTCAGATATCGCATGGTGCGCCTCATCGACAACGATCACATCGAACCAGTCGGGCGGGAATTGACTTAAACGCTTTTCCCGTTGCATTGTCTGGACCGATCCAACGACCACCCGATACCACGATCCTATAGACGTACTTTCAGCCTTTTCTAGTGCTGTACCGAGGCCCGTTGCTGTCTTTAACTTGTCACTTGCTTGATCCAACAATTCGGATCTGTGAGCGAGCACTAACACGCGCTTCCCTTCTCTAACTTGATCTTCAATGATCTTTGAAAAGACGACCGTTTTTCCCGTCCCAGTCGGAAGGACTAGAAGAGTACGTTTCCGACCTTCTGCCCACTCCTTCTGAACGGCTTCCCGCGCCTCTTGTTGATAGGGTCTTAACTCCATACTTTAGAACCTCCTATATTAGAACGGCCCTCCTGTGAAGCCTCCCTGTTGTTGTGCTGGTTGTTGGTATTGTGGCGCTGGTTGTTGATACGCTGGGGCTTGTCCCGGTTGTGCGTTTAATACCTTCGTATAGTCAACGTCTTCAGCATAGATCATACCTTTTACTTCGTTGTACTTGTTCCCGTTGTACTCGCGAGATCCAACCTTACATACTCCGACTTTGCCAATGATCGCGTTCCAATCCATACGAAGGGGCTCACCTTTGCGTTTTTGTCCGATCGCTCCAAAGAACGCTGAAAGCATACCTTCCGTAGAGCTGTGTAAGAAAAGATTGTGACGCAATTCTGTTTCGCCTTCGTTTGCTACGATGGTAAGGTGTACTGTCGCTTTAGGACAAGCTGGCAACTTGCCGGGGTTTTGAGGATTCGGCGTGTGACGTCCGCGTTCGTATTCCTTAACTGCAAACCAATATAGGCCGTCTGGTAGAAAGACAAATTCCGAGTCCTTTTGGAGCGTGTCGTTCCAGTCAAGTTCGCGTTCAAAGTTATTGTTAAATTGTTGTTGTGTCATGATAATTTTCTCCTTTAAGCTAAAATAGTAATTTTTTCGTTGCTAGCAAGTTCATTTTTTAAATAATTTGCGATGCTTTCGACGGCTTCTAATTTCCATTTACCACCATCTGCCTCGAAGAGAGCAAGGTTCGCCAATTTGTTGATTCGGAAGATGAATTGACTAGCAGGCTGCTCTACTTCATTAAAAGTACGATATGGTCGCAAGGTTACTGGATTTGGAGTCTTAGCTTGTGCTAGACTTGCTACACCATCGCGAATTGTCGCCATCTGACTGATACCATTGTCCTGTACTTCTGCGCCTTTTTCGATTTTTAAATGACTAGCAAAATCCAAGACCAAATTGCGGTCTGCATCATCGATAAACATAGACTGCAGCATGATATTAAATTCTTCTTGGTCGCGCCAATTGCTGAATGGAATAGCTGGGACAGATGCTCTTACAGATACAATCTGAGGACGTTTGCCATTTTCAAAATCAACTTGATTATACACGGATACTTCTCGGAAACTGTCCACGACAACTACAAGTTTACGACTATCGATTAAGTCATTATCTGATTTGAGATAATCGACAAGACTCTTGAGTGTCTGAAGCTCAAGGATAGGTGCGTACTTACGAGGGTTAAGTTCCTGTAAGCTATATTCATTGCCATCAAAATATTCCTTCCCAGTTCCTGAACGAATGATTTTGTTTTCTTTACCCGCTAGTTCGACTGTGTAAGATAATGCTTCTTTGAGATTTTCTGTCATAGTTAGTTACCCGCTTTCTTTTTGTTGTACTCAATGATATTTGTACTTTGTTTTTCAATCTTTTCGATGAGTTCGCCAGTGTCGGTTCTCATGTCTCCGTTATCATCAAAGTAAGCTTGGCCAGGAATACCACTTTTGAGCTCGTTAGCGTGAATTTTACCAGTGTCGTCGCGACCGACAATAACAGTTGTTGCGACACCTTTCTGCGGTGCCAAAATGGATTTAACTTCAATACCTGTATTTACAACAGTTCGCTCATCGTCCGTTGACATCGTTAGTGTGATCGTGATCTTACGAGTTGTTTTAGCCTCTGTATTGAGGTCCAGAATATTCTCAAGGACTTTTTCAAGTTCTTTGTCAACCTTTTCTTGTAAGGCTGTATTTGCGATTTTCGACAAATCGATTTTAATAGTTTTATCTTTCATAGATACTCCTTGTTATATTTTGCTATGATTTCTAATTCCTAAAATCTACACTGTGAAGGGTAATTCCGGATCTTTCCGGACTTGGTTTTGAATGACGTCAAGTGTAGCGTCCCAATTCGCAACAATCATGTCCCAATAATTGCTTGGGAAGTTTTCGATTGGAGTTCCCATCGGGAAGTGTCCGCGGATATAAGCGACCTCTTGCAACTCATTTTCGGTTACGTTGTTCGGTGTCATTAAGTCTATCAATGCTTGTGGTAAGAGTCCAGCTTGGGGAGCCCGTCCCATCTCTTGGGCCACCTCTTGAGCGACCTCTTGCAATTGCTCGTTAATGTTTTGTTTTTGTGGCTCTGGTGTCGGCTGTGGCTCTGGTTGTGGTGTTGGTGCTGGTGCTGGTGCTGGTTGTTCAGTTGGTACGGGAGCCGGTGCATTGAAGATATGGGCCACGCTCTCAAACGTAAACGGTAGCTGATCTGGCAAGCCGTGACGGTTTTTTGCGTCCCATGCTGGCCGGTGGTTCGTATACATGACACGTTCGCCCCCTTGGGCTTTTTTCTTTCCGGTGTCCGTTGTCATGACGATTGTCTTATAATTCGCAAAAAGCACCATATCGGCCCATTCTTTGACCAGTGGGGCCGTCTTTGAACTGGTCTTTTGTCCGAGCTTCAATTCGTATCGGTCATAAGATCCCATTTCGTCCGGCTGCTCGAATTTTTTGATCTGTGCGTGAGCTGTCAAAATCACGTTGATTCCGTTGTCCACAAGATCGGACAAGCTATTTAATAGACGCCCGATCTCTTCTTGTACGTATGTATAGCCCTTGCCCCAGCCGAAATCTTCGATCCCGTTCTTTTGGTGCTGTGAGCAAACATAATCAACCGCGAGTTGTTCCGCCCAGTCGATCGTATCAATGACTAGCGTCTTACACGCGCCCGGGTTCGCTTTGATAAACGAGATCTCGTTTTTTAGCATTGTCCAGCTTGTGGGCTTATCCATACGGGCCACGTCCATATTGTCGGTTGAGCCTTCCGTATCGATGAATACTGGATCGGGAAATTGACTCGCAAAGCTAGACTTTCCGATTCCCTCGGGGCCATAGATCACGACCTTTTGGGCCCGCGCCTTTCTTCCTCTTGTGATCTGCATTTTTTAGTCCTCCTTGTCATTGTCACTCAAGAGCCCGCGAAGAAAGTTTTCAAAGTGTTTGCGTTTGGCCTTTTCGATCTTTTCGGTCAGATCTTCTGGTTCTTCTCCGTCGAGGGTCTTGATTGTGTATTCTGCTTCTACGACAAGGATCTCACTCCCCAATCCTTGGGCGAGTGCTTTTAAGTATTGACCGTCATTTTCAACGATCTCGAGCGAATCAATCAAATTAGTTGCAGCGTCTTGAATTTCACTTGTTAAACGTGCTGAAAATGTAAAGGTGCCCTCATTATTTTTGTAATTTTGGATATAGTCGCCAGTGTTTTTGTCACGCAATACGATAAATTTTTCTGTTTTTTTCATTATTTTTCCTTCTTTCTGTTTTTAAAAGCCATTTTGCCAAGTTGGCGCGATTGTGTTTAGTGCACCGTTCATTGCACCATTCGTGAGCCCATTCTCAAAGCTCTCGGGTTTAACACTGTACCCGTCTTGGATAATAACGGAACATTCTTCACCAGTAGAAACGCGTGTCGCGATCGCTTGCAAGCCCTCTTGCTCTAGCCACGCACCAAATTCCATTAGTGTCAATTGGTCCATCTGCTCGAGTTTGTCAATAAGTACGAAGCCACACTCCGGCTTGAGTTTGCGAACGATAGCCGTCGCCACTTGTAATTGTTGCGAACCGGACATATTATCCCAGCGTTGACCCAAGTATAAGAGCTCGCCATCTTCCACGGATAAGCCCGGAAGCGGTAAGTCCGCGTTCGTGAGTAAGTCGCGTTTCTGCTTACGGATATCTTCGATAACCAGATCTAACTCGCGATACTGTTCACGGTAGCCTTTCGCGTCCTCTTCGGCCTTGTCTTTATCAAGATTCGCTCGGACTTTAAGGTTGATCTGCTCAATATTTGCGATACTTTCTTCGATCTCTTGCGTCGATTCGTCGATCAGATCTTGCGTATCTTTGCGAGCGATATCCAAGTCTTGCGCAAGTCCTTGCTCTTTTTCTCGAGCTTCCGTGAGCATAGCTTCCAAGCGTTGCACGTCAGCAAGTGCATTTTGATAGTCGTTTTCGATCTTCGCGAGGTTTTGACGTTTGCGAGTATTTTCGCCATTGCGTCCAAGGATCTCTTGTTGTTGCTGGATCAAGTCCGCAATTGAAACAAGTTCTTTCGGTGCGTCTGGATAATACGGCTGCTCTTTGGCAAACTTCTCTTTCTGGTCCGCAATAACGCCGATCGCGTGTCTCTCTTGGTACTTGGTTTTTTCTTCCATTTCAAGCTGGACGAGCTGATCTCCGACGCCGATAATTTGCAAGAGCGTTGTAGCTTTCTCTTTGTCATTCATCTCCATAAACTTGGGAAGATCAAGAGCGAGCTCTTCGACAAAGCTATCAAGCAATTTCTGGCCGGCCTTGTTTCCGCTTGGGTCAATAACTTTTAGATCGCTATTCTTGCCCTTGCGCTCAACGATAAGGCCATTCGATAGCGTGATTTTTAGGCTTGGGGGAATCGTTGATCCCTCGCGTTGAGCTTGCGAAGGCTTGTACTTGTTACCGCCCAAGGCCCACGCTATCGCGTCTAATACGCTTGTTTTGCCTTGGTTATTGTTTCCCCCGACGATTGTCAGCCCCTTTGCTGACGGCTCGATCTTGACCGCTTTAACGCGTTTCACGTTTTCGATCTCGAGCTTATTGATTGTTACCATTTCTAACCTCTCCTTTCAGACGAGCGAGCTCGTCAAGCAGTCGTTCTTCCCGCTCAAGTGTGGCTTTCAAAATTTCAGTTTGTTGCAGGTTGATGAACCACAAACGATTGAGAGCTTTCGATTGTTGCTCGATCTTGCGGGCTTTCTTACCAAACATGGAACGGAACCTCCGGCGATTCAGTATAGAGCTTCATCGCTTTTCGACGACTTGCGAGTTCGTCTTCGTATTGTTCGATGACTTGCGCGTTGTGCTCTGGAAGCCCTTCTTCGATAGCTTTTAATGTTTCGGTTTTCGCGATCTTCATTCGTTTCTTGTGGTCCTTCCATGAAACGATAAGCCCAGCGATGAAGCACACGCCCCCGATTGCAACTGTCCCGGCAAATTGCCCAGAAATAATAATTTGATTCATTTTAAATACTCCTTTTCTTTTTCTAAAATTTCGTACACGTCCCGGACGTCGTACATTTTCTTTTTTCCTTGTTTTCGAAATGCAAGTCCTCGACGCTCTAGCTTCTTTATATAACCGTGATCGAAGCCGAATTTCTTCATTAAGGCTTTTTGATCGAGTGGCATTTGTTTTTCTTCTATTTCTTTCTTTACCTCGTCTCTCACGATATCCACGATCGATCTGAGATAGACTTTCGCGATCTCGTCCGAGATCAAGGGTGGCAAGTTTAGCTCCTCCATTTCTTCGTTCCTCCAATTGTGCGGGCAAGCACTTTCTGATATAATTAAGGTAGATATTTTTTTCAAGCGCTCGAACGTTCTCGCTCGGGTGCTTTTTCGTGTCCTCTTGTTCTCTTTAGTGAACGCTCTCGGTAAAAAAAATACCGATCTCGTCTTTTGAGAATCCGAGGATTGTCGCGACTTTTATCAATTCGTCAGCGTCGAATGATACTAGTCCATTTTCACGTTTAGCGTATCGAGCGCGATCAGACCAACCAAGGGCCTTGGCCATGTCGTCTTGTGTGAGTCCTTTCGCGACTCGCTCCGCTTTGATTCGTAAATGATTTACGGTCATATAATGGACCTCCTTCCGTTCATTTTTGTTCGTTCTCTTTCGGGAACAATCTTAGTATAAACTAACCGTTCTCTTTTGTCAACACTTTTTTCAAAAAAAAAATACATTTTTTATTTTTTTAGTATTATTTGTACTTTTTCGGGAACGGTGATATAATAGAAATGTGAATAAAAAGGAGTGAATAAACCATGAGGACAAACGACGAAATAATAGAATTAATAAAGAAATTGAGCGCTGAAAAAAATATTTCTTTGAGTGAGCTTGCAAGAAAAACGAATATGGCAAAGTCGGGAATCTCTCGCTATTTTAATAAGACGCGTACTTTTCCATTAAATCGGGCGGACGCTTTCGCGAAGGCTCTCGGAGTAACTCCGGAATTTTTGCTCGGAGTTAAACCTGTAAAGAAGGAACCAGACCTTTCAAACTTGGACCTTCGCGAGCTGGCAAAGAGTGCGAAGACATTCGACGGAAAGCCACTCAATGAAGAAGATATCGTCGCTATACAAAATATTATTGAAGGATATCTAAAAGGAAGATTATGATAGAAGAAATTTGTGATAGAGCGGGCGTCACGCTCGCTTACTTTGACAACGACTTGTGGCCAAGGCCCGGAATGATCTTATCTGATATGAAGATCATTTTCGTTAATAAATCACTAAGTGGAGACGCCCAGAAACGCGTTATTTTGCACGAACTGGGCCATTTAGAGCATACGACGGCCGAATATACCATAAACCCGATCAAGTGCGAGAATGAAGCCAATAGGGCCATGATTCACGCGCTATTAAAGGAAGAGCTAGAAGCCGGGGACGCAAGCGAGTTCAATTATGTACATTTTATGGAGCGCCACAAGCTAAAAACGACGGCTGATGAATTAATGGTAATAGATGAATACTATCGATTAGTTGGATAGAAGGAGAAAAAAACGTGGACTATGGCAAACTCAAAGACTTCGCAAAAAAAGCGACTGAAAAGACAGCGGACGGAATTTCATCGATGAATGAAATGAGAAAGAAAGCTGCTCAAGAGACGAAGATATCAATCGGGACGACAACGATTCGAAAGACAGTCGACGGCCTATATTATATTGGATTCTATTCAGACACTCCCGAGTTGTTTGAATTTGAGAATTTTCAATTTGATGGTTCTACCATTATAGAGCACACAAAAACGACCGGGACAACCAAACAGAAAGGGAAGAAAGGGAGCGCCCTTTTAGGAGCTGGAATCGGTTCGGCGTTTGGCCCAGTCGGTACAATTGTAGGTGGCGTGATCGGTGCGTCTGGAAAACGAAAAGGTAAAGTAAATACGGACACCATCACCACTCAAGAAGAAAAGCCCGGACTTGCTAAATTGTCCTTACGAAATATCGAGACAAACGAAGTCAAGACCATTAAAGCGAAGATCACCAATGCGCAAGCAGATAATATTAAACTGTTTTTCGAATAAACAAAAAAGCCCCGAGGCAAGCCACGGGGAAATACATGATATAAGTTAAGTATAGCAAAATCATCTCGTTCTTTCAATTGTGCGGGCAAGCCAAAACGGAGGAAAGACATGATAAAAAAATATACAACAAAAAACGGGGAGACTCGTTACTTATTTCAGACCTATCTGGGGATCGATCCCTTGACTGGTAAAGAACGGCGAACCACGCGCCGAGGCTTCAAAACTATAAAAGAAACCAAACAAGCTGAAAGAAATTTGTTGCTTGATGTGGAAGAAAACGGTTTTGGTAACGTCTCCGAAAAACAAACATTCGAAAACGTGGCTCTATTGTGGCTTGAGAGTTATCAGACGACTGTCAAGCCCACCACTTACCAAAACACGAAAAGCTATCTCGACATTTTGATAAAAGATTATTTTAATAATATCTTGATCGAGAATCTAACTGTTTTAAGGCTTCAAAAGATCACAATTGAATTAAGTAAGCGGTACTTGAATTATACGATCCATCTATCAGTTATTAACCGCGTCTTAAAATATGCTGTATTGCTTGATATTATAAAAGCAAACCCACTTGATAAAGTGATAAGGCCAAAACAACAAGAAAAGAGAGAGAAAAAGAAGGCTTTAACTAAAGAAGAGCTGACCGAATTTCTTTATCTGGCCGAGAAATACGCCTCCCCCGTCTTATTTATAGCGTGGTGGACTCTCGCTTATACTGGTTTGCGTCGTGGGGAGCTCTTGGCCCTTGAGTGGTCCGATATTGACTTTGAAAATCGAACCTTACGCGTCGAGCGGACTCTTGTCAGAATATCTGGCCAACTATCCACCCAATCACCAAAAACGAAAAAAAGCCGGCGCATGATAACACTGGACCCGCGCACGATCGAAATTTTGAAGAATTGGCGACTAAAACAGAAAAAAATCTTATTTAAAAATGGGGCTGGAAAGAGTGAACTCGTATTTTCGAATTCTTCGGGTGGCTATCTTATGGAATCACGCTTACGGGACGAGCTCCGAAAGTTTTTGAAAAAGCACGGCTTACCAATTATTACGGTCCACGGCTTACGACACACACACGCAAGCATACTCTTTGAAGCTGGAATCGAAGCAAAACAGATCGCGGACCGCTTGGGCCACTCGCGAATACAAACGACGCTCGATATGTACACGCATATAAACGATAACCAACGTTACGCAGTTGTTGATCGCTTGCTCGATTTTCTGGAAGCGTGAATCGTATTCAATCTCGTATTCACTCGCTAGTTGATCGCTGAAAAGCCCTATAATAAAGGCTTTGAGCGTGTATAATGCTTTTGTAACACAAATATGGAAGAGAACCTATAAAAAATTCACAATATTTCTTGAATCATCTGCTTTTTCGAAATCAAGAGAATCATACTGAGAATCTGAAGTAGAAAGGATTCTGTGAACATTTATAATTATGCAAAAAAATAAAAGCCTGCGTTTGTATCACAGACCTTTATTTAATAGGGTAACTGACGACAATAAGGGTGTGAAGTTCTTCCACTCCAAACCCTACTCTTTTCCAATTCAAAGCGGATTCATTCCCCTTGTTGCCGGCAGTTTGAAAGATCAAATTGCTTTTCTAGTATACTGTTTTCTCTACCTCAAGTCAATGGAAATTCTCTGAAACTAGTAACAGAATGAAATGGAAAATAGAATGTTTTCTGAAATATTTCATAATATATATGCATGTTTTTGCAAGCTAGCGAAGAACGTTTTACTATTTCTACCTTACTGAAT